CAGCGCCGACCACTGGCAGGTCTACGGGGTCACCGCGGACGCCGTCGACCAGGGCACTTACGTCGAAGTCGCGGTGACGTGGAAAAACGGCGGCCTGGCGCTTTCCAACAACGCCGGCATCGGCGTCACCATCACCACGCCGCCGACGCCGGTCGACGCCTGGACCAAGGCGCAGTCGGACGCCCGCTTCGTCGACGTTGCCGGCGACACCATGACGGGGCCGCTGACGCTCGCTGCCGACCCGGCGGCTGCGTTGCAGGCGGCGACCAGGCAGTACGCCGACACCAAGCTGGCGGCATCGAGCTACACCGCCGCCGACGTTCTGGCCAAGCTGCTCACCGTCGATGGGGCCGGCTCCGGCCTCGACGCCGACCTGCTCGACGGCCAGCACCTCGCCTACGCGCTCGACCGGCTGAACCATATCGGGGCACAGGCGATCTCGACCGTCACCGGCCTGCAGGCGGCGCTCGACGGCAAGTTGCCGCTGGCCGGCGGCACGCTGACCGGTCCGCTGACGCTTGCCGCTGATCCGGCAACTGCACTACAGGCCGCCACCAAGCAGTATGTCGACGCCAAGCCAGCCGGGACCGCCAACAGGTACAACCACGTCGTCAACGGGGCGATGCAGATCGCGCAGGAGCAGACGACGACATCGGTGAATGCCGGCTACGCTGCCGATCAGTGGCAACTTGCCTTCAGCGGCGGGGCCAACACCGCTATGCAGGTCATCGCCCCGACAGCCTATGTGCAAAACCGGTTGGTCCTGACCGTGAACACTGCGGTTCCGTCCCTTGCAGCTACCAACCATGCGGGCCTTATCCAGACCATCGAGGGTCTCAAATTGATCGACAACCGTTGGGGATCGGGCTTCGCGAAGCCGATGGTCCTGCGGTTCTCGGCCTACTCCAACGTCGCCGGGACGTTTGCCGTGTCCATCAGGGACGCTTCCGCCAGTGCGTCCTTCTGTGCGCCCTTCACGCTCGCAGCGGCCACTTGGACGGAGGTGGTGGTCCCCATCCCGGCTCCGTCAATCGGGACGTGGGAGACCGACGCCGTTCTCGCACTGCGCCTCATGTTCACCTACGCCTGCGGGTCCAGCTACCTGACGACGCCGAACGCCTGGGTCGCCGGCAGTTTCTTTGGCACGACAGGCATGTCCAACGGCGTGGCGGCGGTCAACAATTTCATGGCCATCGCCAATGTCGGCCTCTACACCGATCCCAACGGCACCGGCATTCCGCCGGAGTTCGAGCTGCCCGACCACGCTGCCGAGCTGGCGAGGTGCATGCGCTACTGGCAGCAGGTCACCTACTTCCAGTCGTTCAATTGCGCCAGCGGCATCAATTACCATACCAGCATGACGTTTCCAGTCGTGCCGCGCGCCACGCCTACACTGTCAGGTGTCAACAGGGGCGCGAGTAGTTTCCCGACTGCGGTCGGAACACTCACTTGGTTCGGTGATCCGGCTACTGTCCGCGAGAACCGGGCAGCGAGCGCCACCAGTACCGGCGGCAATTACGGCAGCACCATAACGGCAAACGCGAGAATGTGATGCAGTACGTATCGGCAGAGTGGGTCGACGACGGCCTCGGCGGCAGGATCATCAAGGCGACCGGCGACGACGGCGTGACGTACTGGGTCAGCGACCCGGACAGCGACGTGCCTCCGTGGCCGCAGTACCTTGCCGGTGGCGGCCAGATCACGGGCGAACCGCCGCCGCAGACCAAACCGGTGGAGTGAACCATGAGCTTCGATTTCCCGGCATCACCGACACCCGGACAGGCTACAATATCGGCGCGCAGACTTCCAAGAAGGGCGGCAACGGCGCTCCCGGCTTCATCCGGCTGAGGGAGTATTTCTGATGCGGCTCGTCCTTCTCGCGGTCCTGCTCACCGCTTGCCAGTCCGGCGGCGGCCGCCCGACCGACGATGTCTGCATCGGGATTTGCCAGTACACCCAGGTCGAGATGACGCCGGCCGAACGGCGGACAAGGGAACAGCAGAGGAGATAGTCCCGTGATCGCGACCCTGATCAATTTGATAATTGTCCTGCTGGTGGCCGGCATCCTCTTGTGGTTGCTCTACTGGCTCATCGACGCCATCCCGATCCCGGATCCGCCGGCGCGCTTCATCAGGCTCGCCGTCGTCGTCATCGCCGTCCTGGTGATCGTGCTGGTGCTGCTCGACTTCGCCGGAATCTCCAGGCTCCCGCGGGTCGGAACATGACGGCTGCCCGGGCGCCTCGCGGTACGCGGGCCGTCACTTCACCGGCGGCCGCCCGGCAGCGGCGGGGAAGCGTCGCGGCGCTGGCGGCGCTCGGCATCCTCGATCTCGGCCAGATCCGGGCGGCGCTGCGCTTCCGGCAGGCCTGGGAGACCGTCGGCGGCACCGGCAGCGCTTCTGCCGGCTTCGCGGAAAAGGTCGACCGGACGCCCGACCCGGCCGCGCCTCGGCTCAGGCGGCTTTCAGCCGCGGCCGATCTCAGGGCGAGCCGCAGCCTGCTCGGCGCTCACGGCTACATGCTGGTCGGCCGCGTCTGCGGCGACGGCGCCGGCATCGGCGAGCTCTGTCGCACGCGGCGCCAGCGGCAGACGGCGATCGACATGCTGAAGACCCACCTCGCCGAGCTCGCCGCGCTCTGGCATTGACAGGCGCGACCGTTTCGGCATTTCATGGCGTACTTCCAGAAATCGCGATCACGATGCCTCTAAAGGGTGCCAGGGAAACCGCCGCGAACCTGCGCGAGCTCGCGCGCTTCGTCACCGTGCCGCTCAACGCGGCGTCGCGGTTCGCGCTGGCGCCGACGCTTTCCGCCGCAAAGCGCAATGCCCGCGCCCTGCCGCTGAAGGAGACCACCGGATCGCTCGCCGCCTCGCTGGTCATCAGGCGCGAGCCGAAATCGCCGAAGGTCAATCCCGTGCACCGCGTCGGGCCGAACGCCGACTACGAGAGGCAGACGGCGCTCGGCCCGCGGCGGCCGATCAAATACGCGCACCTGGTCGAGTTCGGCACGGCGCCGCACTACCAGCCGGGGCGCGGGGTGATGCATCCCGGCACACCGCCACGGCCGTTCCTGGCGCCGGCGTTCTTCTCGACGCGCGACGACGTGGTGAAGAGGTTCGGCGGCAGGATCGGCCCGGAGATGGAAAAGCGGGCGGCGAAGCTCGGACGGAAGATCAGGTAGATGCCGGTCGTCGAATTTCCCGCCGGCCAGCTCGACCGCAGGATCGAGCTGCAGGCAGCCACGGTCGCCAACGATCCCGAATACAACGAGGAGGTGCTGACCTGGACGACCTTCGCCACCGTGTCGGCGAGGATGGATTTCCGCCGTTCGTTCGAGGACGAGGCGGCGGCGCGCGAATATGCGCAGATGGCGCTGTTCTTCACCATCCGCTGGCGCGCCGACGTCTCGTCCGAGCAGCGCATCGTCCATGACGGCGACACCTATGACATCATCGGCCGGCCGCGCGAGCTCGGCCGCCGCCAGGGCCTGATGATCGAGGCGAGGCTCGTCGAATGAGCGGCGTCTCGCTCGCCATCCGGGCGCTGCTGGTGCCCTCGCCGGTGACGGCGGCCGTCGGATCCCGCGTCTATCCCTATCCGCTCCCTTCCACCACGGCGCTGCCGGCGATCGCGATCGCGATGTCGGCCGAGGACGAGGAGATGCTGCTGCAGGGCGCCTCGGTCTATCCGCAGACGGTGGTGCAGGTGCACTGCGTCGCCGGCAGCGCGAAAGACGCGATCGAGCTCGGCGAGAAGGTCCGGGACCACTTGCGCGACCTCGCTTACGTCTCGGCCGACGTGCCGCCCGAGCATGCTTCCTTCGAGAAGGACGCGGTCGACTTCACCGACTTCTCGGACGACCTTTCGACGCACCGGCGGGTGATGTCCTTCAACCTGCGCTGGCGCGCCGAGGCCCCTTGACGCCCTTGGGCAAGGCCCGACGACAGGAGTAGAAAAGACATGGTCGCGACAACCGGCTTCACCGGCATCGGTGCCACGCTCAAGCTCGGCGACGGCGTGACGCCGACCGAGGGCTTCACCTCGATTGCCAACATCACGAGCTTCAACCTGAACAGCGAGGCCGACCAGGTCGACGCCACGCACCTGTTGAGCACGTCCGGCTACCGGGAATACAAGCCCGGCTTCAAACGATTCTCGGTCGACTTCGAATATCATTTCGATCCCGACAATCCCTCGCAGGACGATACCAACGGCATCCTGTCGCTGTACGATTCCGGCGAGTCCCGCAACTACAAGGCCGACTTCGCGGGCGCCGACAACGGCGGCACCGGGGCGCCGACCGCCAACGCGGTGTGCTCGTTCTCGGGCGTCGTCACCGCGCATTCGGTCGCCGTCTCCGAAGGCATGGTCACCGGCACCGGCACGATCAGCGCCTCGTCGTCGCCGACCTGGGGCGCGGCGGCATGACGGCCAACCGCTTCGACGGCGAGGTCGAGGCGCCGGAGTTCGGCGAGGGCTATACGCTGAGGCTCGACATCCGCGGCCAGGGCGAGCTCGAGAGCCGGTTCGGCGACATCGACTTCGCCTGGAAGCTGCGCAACGGGCTGGTCGTGCTGTCGACGACCTACCTGGTGCCGTTCCTCGAAGCCGCGCTCCGGAAGGACGGCGAGCGGGTAAAGCCGCTGCCCGAGATCCCGACGCCGCTCGAGCCGGTTGCCACACGCTGCCTCGACTGCCTGGCGCTGTTCCACTACGGCAAGAGCCACCAGCAATGGGTCGACGACAACGCGGCGAGGGAAAAGGAAATCCCCCGGGCGCGCCCTACGAAGGGCACGAAAGCCTCACCGAATGGCTGATGAGCCTCGCCTTTCGTGCCGGAATCCAGCCGTCGCAGTTCTGGTCGATGACGGCGCACCAGGTGGTCGTCGCCTTCGGCGGGAGACAAGAGGACATGTCGCGGCTGGCCTGGCGGACGGCGTATTTCCACCGGGTTTCTCACAAGCATTTCCCGAAGAACGAGGAAGAGATCTTCCGGCGGCCGGGAGCGGCGAAACAGCGGCAGACGCTCGGCCAGCAGCTGGCTATGGCGAAGCTCATCACGCGATCGATGCAACGCTAGGTTTAGCACCATGGTCGCGACAGTAGGCTCGATCTCGATCGATCTCTCCACCAACACGGTGAAGTTCGCGCAGGGCTTCAAGTCGGCGGCCTCGACGGTCGACCGCGAATCGGCGCGCATGACCAAGTCGATCGCAGGCTTCGACAAGGCGATGAGGCTCACCGGCACGGCGGCCAAGGGCTTCATCGGCGGACTGGCTGCCGGCGGCGCCTTCGCGGCGCTGGCCTCGCTGTCGGGCGCCATCGACAAGGTCCGGCAGTCGCTGGCCGACTTCGAGGAGATCGGCAACCGGGCGAAGGCCGTCGGCCTCGACACGGACGTGTTCCAGGCGATCTCGTTCGGCGCCGAGCAGGCCGACGTCAGCCAGGAGAAGCTCAACAGGAGCCTCGAGGTCTTCACGAAGAACGTCGGCCTGGCGCGGGAGGGAACCGGCGGCCTGTCGTCCGGCCTCGAGCGGCTCAACCCGGCGCTGCTCGATTCCATCCTCAATGCAGGCTCGCAGGAAGAGCGGCTGAAGCTGGTCGCCGACGCGCTGGCTGCGACCACCGACGCCACCGAGAAGGCGGCGATCGCCACGGCGGCGTTCGGGCGCGGCGGCATCGAGATGGTGCGCGTGCTGGACGGCGGCGCCGCATCGATCGATCGCTTCGTCGAGGAGGCCCGCAAGCTCGGGCTGATCGTGCCGCGCGAGCTGATCGAGCGGGCCGGCGAGCTCGACGATCAGCTTTCGGTGCTGGGGCGCGCCATCGATCTGAACATCAGCCTGGCGCTGGTCAACGCGGCGCCGGTGCTGGTGAAGGCGGCGGAAGGCCTGGCGCAGTTCGCGAAGGAACTCAACCGGACCAGCGCCGAGCTGACCGCCTTCGCCGAAAACCCGACGCTGGAGAATCTGGGTAAACTGCTGCACCTCGAACTGATCGAAGGCGGCGCGGCCGACCGCATCCGCGATTTCTTCGAGGGCATGTCCGAAAGCGCCGGCCGTTCCGCGGCCGAGATCGAGGCCGACATCCTCGAGGTCCAGAAATATCTCGGCGACCTTTTCCAGCAGGCCGAACAGGGGGCCGACGTCAGGCTCGAGGTCGGCGGCGCGCTCCAGAAACTCGACCTGCTCAAGCGGGAACTCGCGGAGGTCGGCGCCGCCGCAAAGGCGGGCATCGCCGCAACCGGTGCGCTCGAATCCGGTCTCGGCGCCGCGCTCGAAGGCGCGTTCAGGACAGCGGCGGGCAATGTGCGAACCGGGCCGGCGGACACGGCAAACGATCGCCGCGAGCGCGCCGAGGAGCAGCGCTGGGGCGTCCACCGCTCGCTGCTGCAGCAGCAGACCGGCGCCGTCCAGGACACGGCGGAAAGCGTCGACGCGCTGGGCGACGACGTCAGCGACAGCGGCGACAGGATCGGCGCCCGCGTCGACGACCTCGGCGGCACCGTCGGCGAGGAGACCCGGTATCAGACGGGACAATTGCTCGACGGCCTGTCGAGCCTCGGCGCGACGTTCCGGTCGGCATCCGGCCAGCCGGGGTCGGTGACGGGCACGGCAGGGCAGCCGACGATCCGCGAGGAGATCAGCGGCGGTGCCCCGCGCGGCGTCTACACCAGCACGATGGGCTCGACCGCCGACCTGTTCCGCTGGACCGATGCATTCGCGCCGGCCGAGCCGGTCAACGAGACCGGAGCCATCTCGACATCGGGCGAGCCGCCGATGACCAACGTCTACAACCTGACCTACAACGCCGCATTGGGCGAATCCGACGCCACCGCCCGCCAGAATGCAAGGCGTATGCTCGGCATGTTCCAGACCGAGGTCGCGAGGGCCTGACACATGGTCGACGCCGTCGTCATCAACGACAAGTTCGCGCTCGATCTCAGGATGGGGCCGGTGTTCCAGACGACCATCGTGCCGCTGCTCGGCGGCTACGAGGACCGCAATCAGGACTGGTCGGTGGCCATGTGGCGCTACGATGCGGAGCTCAAGAACCGGCCGCTGGCGGAAATCGCCGAGTTCATCGAGTTCCTGCTGGGCCGGCGCGGCGCGGCGCGCAGCTTCCTGCTGCGCGACCCGCTCTACGACACGCTGACCGACGAGAACATCGGCACCGGCAACGGCTCGACGACAGCCTTTCAGGTGCGGCAGACCTTCGCCGATCCGGTCAACCCGTACTACCGCTGGTGGTACTCGATCACGTCGCTGGTGGTGAAGGTCGCGGGCGTCACCAAAACGGCCGGCGTCCACTACAACGAGGCCAACGGGCTGGTCACCTTCACGGCGGGCAACATCCCGACATCAGGACAGGCGATCACGGCCAGCGGCTCGCCGTATGTTCGCGTGCGCTTCGCCGAGGATGAAAATCCCATCACGTTGCCGGTGCCGCCCGGACTGACGACGCCGTTCGCTTCTGCGGGGCCGTTCAGGCTGATGGAGGTGCCGTCGTGAGGTCCGTCCCGGCGGCGCTCAAGACGGCGATGTCGGCGACGCCGAGAACGCTGGGCTGGCTGGGCAAGTTCGTCTTCCAGAACGGCACGGTGGTCCGCGTCTCCGGCACCGGCTCCGACATCGTGTTCAACGACGGCACCGGCTCGGCGACCTTCACCGACGACAGGAGCTTCAGGATCTCGCAGCTGCTCGACAAGGGGAACGGCGACGTGCCCGACGGCGACATCGTCGCGCCGGTCGCGATCTCGGATGCGTGGGACGCGGAGGATGTCTTCGCGGGCGCGTTCGAGGGGATGCAGGTCACCCTGCACATGATCGACTGGACCAACCCGGCCGCCGGCTCCATGCAGCGCGGCCCCTACACGGTTTCCGAGATCGCCTACGACGACCGTGGCAAGATCGCGGCGTTCGAGCTGCGCGGCATCCTGCAGCGGGCCAAGCAGATTTCCATCGAGGAATTCTCGGTCTCCTGCCGCTCGCCGCTCGGCGACCAGCGGGCCGGATACTGCGCGCTGCCGCTCTACCCGGACGACCGCGTTTCGAGCTCCACCTATCAGGTCGGCAGCTACATCCGCGTCGCCGACGCGGGCGGCTACCATGACCGCATGTTCCGCTGCACGACGGCCGGCGTCACGGCC